GCTGTAATTCAGACTGAGGAAGAGGAGGACGAAGCCATCGATCTCAAAAGCTCTGGAAAAGGAGATTGAGGCAGACGGTTGGATGATGCTCAGTTTCGGCGTTGCCAAGGAACTGGGCATGACCGTCCAACAGCTTCATCAGAACATCACACCTGAAGAGTTGATGGGCTGGTCGGCCTACTTCGGCATCATCAACCGTCGTCAAGATCAGGCGATGAAGAAAGCCTCCCGGCGACGATAGACTGCATCTAGTTAGGTCGATGCCGGGTGGCTAACTACAACGCCGATATTCGGGTCGGCATTACCGGCAAGACCCAGCTGAATGCGCTTGAAAGGCAGCTGGGTCGGATCAATAAAGATCTAAATCAGATCAACAAGAATCTGAAGGCGCAGACGCTGACGATCAATACCAAGGGGGCCAACCGCGCCCTGGATCAGCTTGACCGCAAAATCAACAAGCTCAACCGGTCAATCAAAGTCAACGCCACTATTAACGAGCGAAGGACTCGTAAAGAGGGAGGTACGACGGTAATCGGAGGCGGGGGTGGAGCAGCCGCTACGACCGCATCAGCGGTAGGTGTTGCCTTAAACGAACAAATAAAGACTACAAGAAAATTACAAAAAGCAGAAATCGATAGACTTGAAACTAACGAAGCTTTAGCCAATCAGTTAAATAAAATAACAGCTAAAAGAGAGCAAGAAGCTAAGATTTTAGAAAAAATTGAGCGAGTACAAAAAGGAGCAAGAGTAAATAAGCAAGGCGAAGATTTTAACCGTGTTGCAGGGGGTTTGGGCCTAGGCAACAAAACCGAACCTGCTCTGAAAGAGCTAAATAAACAACTCAGAAATACTCGTCTGGGTATTGATAATTTACAGGCCCGTGTCCCCAAACTGAGTAGGGAGTTTACTCAAGCTTCGCGGAATGTACGCGACAACAGTCGGGCTCTTGACGAGAACAATCGAAAGGTTCGAGAAAACGCGAAAGCCCAAGAGAAAGCAACAGCAGCTATAGCCAAGCGCAAGAAATTTACAAAAGGGTTAGGCACTGGCGCCGGTCTTGCTGCATCTTCTGGATTAAGTGGAATACCAGTTCTCGGGGATGCTGCCACCGGAGGATTGGTTGCAGGTCTGAGCGGAGGCTCTATTGCAGGAGGCGCAGCAGGTGGTGCTTTAGCAGGCGCTGCTGTTGCATTGGCAGAGTTTGGCGCTCAGGCGGTCAAAACTGCCACGCAAGTCAGCAAACTTCGTCTATCTCTGGAGTTGGCGGCAGGCACTGATTTTGAACGGTCTTTAGAGACCATCAACACAGTGGTGGAAGACTTAAATACTCCTATTGAAGATGCCACTACCAACTTCACCAAGCTCTACGCCTCTGCACAAGGGTCAGGCATTGCTTTCAACGACCTGTCGGAACTGTTTATTAACTTAAGTGCTGCAAATAAAGCCTTTGCCGGTGATGCTGAAGATCTGAATGGCATCCTTAGAGCGTTTACTCAGATCATATCTAAAGGCACCGTTCAAAGTGAAGAACTGAAGGGTCAAGTCGGTGAAAGGCTTCCGGGCGCATTTGCGTTGGCGGCCCAATCCCTTGGTATGACTACGGCGCAGCTGCAGAAAGCATTAGAAAATGGCGAGGTTAAGTCAAAAGAATTTGTCGAAAAATTTGGGCGTTACATGCGCAAGTTCCGAACTGACGCGGATGTAATTGCGGATGCTCCGGAAGAGGCAGGCGCCCGTTTGACAGTTGCGCTGCAGAATCTTCAGGTTGACACCGGCAAAGAGCTTGCAAGGTTGGGTGCTCAGTTCCAGAATTTTGCAACACAGGCGATTAAAGAGCTGACCAGGCTCTACAACTTCTTAGGCCAGCTAGGCGATGAAGTTGAAAACAGAATCAATCGATTGGGGGGTAATCCAACGAACGATTTAGAGGGGTATATCCAGGGGTTAAATAATGCCAACGACGCGATACGAGAAATCCAAGAAAGGAGCCTGGACCCTACACGCACTAACGAAGCGGCAAAAGAAGACGAGGCAAATTTAAAAATTTGGTATCAGAGCAGAAAAGACTTCCAAGCCAAGATCGACAAGCTGAAGCTGGGTCCGCCAGTGGTAGGCCCTTCTGCGCCGCCTGCGGTGATTAAAGACGAAGATAAGGATAAGCCCAGAACCGGCTCCGGCCCTCGCAACACCGTGGCCGAGACCCTCAAGGACATTGAACTGCAAAAGACCCTGCTGGCTATCGAGCAAAAGCGCACCGCCTTAATCGGTCAGAACAACCAGATGGCCGAGTTTGCGCTGCAGCAACAAGAACTTGAGGCGAAGCTGATTCGCGATCTAGCAGGGATTGATGACGAGAATCTGGATGCGGCTAGTAAGAAGGAACAGAAGACACTGCTGCAGGTCAAGTATCAGACGGACCTTGTTCGTCTGACCAACGAACAGAAGGCGGCAAACCTTGAGCTGACCCGAGCGTTTGATAACCAGCTGGCAGACCTGGAAAACCAGATTGCTTTGGAGCAGGCCGTAACGGAAGAGCAGAGAAATCAGCTTCGACTTAAAGCGGCCCTTCGTGAAATCGACAACACAGAGTTCAGCCCGGAGCAGAAGAACAAACTCAAAGACGCCCAGCGCCGATTGGCGGCAGCCCAAGAAGGAAACCAGGGCATTTCTGGATACATGAAACAGCTCCGAGAGGAGCTGATGGGCACCGAGGCGATGATTGTGTCGCTGGCCCAGACGGTTGAGACCGAACTGGCCTCTGCGATGTCTACCGCGATTGTTGGACTGATCGACGGCACCACTACCGCAGAGGAAGCCTTTGCGACCATGTTCAAAAACATCGGTCAGGCATTTATCGACATGGCCACGCAGATGATTGCGAAGGCGCTAATCATGAAAGCGTTGGGGATCTTGTTCCCAGGCAGCTCTAACACGGGAGCGTATGGAACAGGCGTGGAGGCCCCGCTTACCGGCGGTCTTGACTTCAGCAGTGCATTTACGCGAGCAAGCGGCGGACCTGTTGCACAAAACACGCCTTACCTTGTCGGTGAACGCGGCCCTGAACTCTTCGTGCCAAGCAGTGGCGGCCGTGTCGTCAACAATGCGGACAGCCGTTCTGCGTTGGATCGCTATACCCCCAACAGCAGCTACAACTACAGTTCCAGCCTCAGCGTCACCACCGGCCCAGTGATGCAAATGGACAACGACCAATACATCAGGCGGGAAGATTTTGAGCGCGGTTTGCGGCAAGCTTCCGAAGATGGTGCAAAACGAGGTGAAGCAATGACGCTCCGTCGTCTGAAAAACTCTCGCTCTACCCGCTCAACCCTGGGCATGTAATGGCAACTGAACGCATCGCCACCTTCGTCAAGGTCTACAAGGTCGACTCTCGCAACAGGACTCGCGCCGTCCGGCGTTATCACAACGCCAAGCCAGGTGCAGTTATCAAAGAAGCCCGGGAGAAGTACAGCTTTTTACCGTTCATCTACAGCGGTGCGACCGTCTCCCGAACCGGCGATAACGTCACCTCAGAGTTGACGCTATCCAGCAACGACATTGCCAGGTCAAACGTTGCTGAGCTGGTGGAACAAAACTACCGAGCAGATGTCCGTGTTTGCCGGATGAGTGCCGACTTCCTGCATTGCCGCAGGGTGCTGAGTTTTGAGACTTGGCTTGTGTCATCGGCGGCGTATGACGCGACCGCTATTCAGGTTCAGCTGAGCAGTGGTGTTGATGCGGTAAACGCCAGCATCCCCCGTCGAATTCTCACCAGTTCTGTAGTGGGACCTCTCCCTGTCACCGGCAACATTCGCCTCTAATGCAAGTTCATGAGTTGGTCGGGATGCGTTACCGCCTGGGCGCATCACCCGAAAAACATGGCAAGGCTGATTGTTTGAGCATGTGCCGAGCAGTGCTGGCCAGCTACAACATTTCAACGCCGGAACCTAAGCGTGACTGGTATCGCCGTTTGCGCCGTGGTGATTACGGCGTGTTCAAAGAAGAGTTAGAAATTTGGGGGAAAGAGACGACTAAAATGACGCCAGGAACCGTCGCATTGTGCGAGGGAGAAGGGACTCTCACCTATGGCATGGCGGTTTGGTGGTATGACGGCTGGCTGTCCTTCACGGGGGAAGAACTGACATGGAAGCCCGCAACCGCATTACAAGCCGTCGCGCTTTACTGCCCCAAGACCAGCAAATAATTGAATCCATCGGGATTACGCCCGATGAGTATTACGCCTTCCTTGATCAATGTGAATACGCCTGCGCCAATCGCGGTGAGGCTTACTCCCACATTCCTGATGTACGGAATGAGCCGAT